TTATCAATCAGCAGCAGTACGATGGCATTGCAGTTAAGACTGTAACTTCCACGTATCCACAGGTCATTTTTGTCAACATGACCTACCCTGACGCTACGATGACGGTGTACCCAAAGCCCACACGGGATTTGGAGTGGCACTTTATTTCTGTTCAAGAACTGAGCAACCCCGCCGTCCTGACAACTGATCTGACATTCCCACCGGGCTACCTGCGTGCGTTTGTCTACAACTTGGCAATGGAGATCGCACCTGAGTTTGGTGTTGAACCCAGCCCCCAAGTGACCCGTATTGCAATGACCAGCAAGCGCAACTTGAAACGCATCAACAACCCTGATGACATCATGTCTATGCCTTACTCGCTCATAGCAACTCGTCAACGTTTCAACGTCTATGCAGGTAACTACTAATGCAAACACCGATTCTGGGCGCGTCTTATGTCGCACGCAGTATCAACGCTGCGGATAACCGACTTGTCAATCTTTTCCCAGAGGCTACCGCCGATGGTGGAAAGACTGCGGGATTCTTTAACCGTACACCGGGCTTAAAGTTTCAGCAAGCCATAGGCACTGGCCCAATTCGGGCGCTGTGGGCGCACCAGACCAACGGCAGCGACTTCTATGTCGTCAGTGGTACTCAGTTCTATAAAGTCACTGGATTGACCGCTACACCCACCTTGCTGGGTACGGTGACTGGGACTGGCCCAGTGTCGATTGCTGACAACGGCACACAAATCTTTTTGGCCTGCAATCCTGACGGATTTATCTACAACGAAGTTACCAACGTATTTGCCAAGATCACTGACCCTGACTTTCCGGGTGCTGTGACCGTGGGTTACTTGGATGGGTACTTTGTGTTTAATGAACCCAACAGCCAAAAGGTGTGGGTAACTGAATTGCTAGATGGCAGTTCGGTTGACCCCCTCGACTTTGCGTCTGCTGAAGGTTCACCGGACGGCTTGGTTGCCATTAACGTAGATCACCGCGAAGCGTGGCTGTTTGGTACTGATTCCATTGAAGTCTGGTATGACGCTGGACTGGCTGACTTCCCTTTAACGCGCATCCAAGGGGCTTTTAACGAAATTGGATGTGTAGCTGCATTCTCCATTGCAAAGCTGGACAATGCCCTGTTCTGGCTCGGCACAGATGCCCGTGGACAGGGAATCGTTTACCGCGCCAACGGCTACACGGGTGTTAGGGTTTCTACCCATGCTATTGAGTACGCCATCGCACAATACGGCAACCTTGCAGACGCTGTGGCCTACACCTACCAGCAAGAGGGTCACGCCTTCTATGTGCTGACATTCCCCACTGGTAATGCCACTTGGGTTTACGATGTGTCTACCCAAGCATGGCATGAACGTGCTGGCTGGGACACTAGTCTTGGTCAATTTACTCGCCACCGTAGCAATTGCCAATGTAACTTTGGCGGCAACACGGTAGTCGGTGACTATGAAAACGGCAACATCTACACCCTCGATCTTGAGGTTTACTCTGACAATGGCGGTATCCAGAAGTGGTTACGGTCGTGGAGAGCGTTGCCAACTGGCACAAATACTCTTAAACGGACAGCACAACACAGCCTACAACTTGATTGTGAGTCGGGTACTGGCTTGGTCACAGGCCAAGGCAGCGACCCTGAGATCATGCTGCGCTTTTCTGACGATGGTGGTCACACATGGTCTAACGAGCATCTGAGCAAAATGGGCAAGATTGGCGAGTATTACCGCCGAGTCTTTTGGCGCAGGCTTGGCATGACCCTCAAGCTGCGTGACCGTGTTTACGAAATATCGCAGACTGACCCAGTTAAGGCGGTCATCATGGGTGCTGAAGTAATCATTAGTCCGACCAACGCATAATGGCTACAACGCCCAATGTCACCCAAATCACGGCCCCCCGTGTTCCTTTGATGGACACACGGTCAGGGTTAATTTCACGGGAGTGGTATCGGTTTTTTTATAACCAATATGTGATTACTGGTGATGGGACTGGCGTTACCGCCGCTGTCAATGGCGGCACTGGCATCTCGTCTTATTTGGTGGGCGACTTACTGTATGCCAACACCACAACGACATTGGCAAAACTTCATCCGGGTTCTGCTGGTCAGGTGCTTACTACCAATGGCCCTAATGCTGCGCCATCATGGTCAACTTCAACAGGGACAGCCCCAGTCACTAAGACTGCGGACTTTACTTTAGCAGACACTGATTCTTGGGTAATCAACAACAAGTCAGGCTCGACCTGCACCGTCACCTTGCCAGCGCCATCGGCCTACATTGGGCGGCAGGTTGTGTTTAAGAATATGCAACCACAGCTTTTGGTGTCAGCTTCAAGTAATGTTGTGCCAATTGACAGCACATCGGCTGGGACAGCAATTCTTTTGGATGTTGTGGGAAACTCGGCGACAATAGTGTCTGATGGCGCAAACTGGATCATCATGCAAGCTACATCCAACAACAACCTGCTTTTGGAATAATCTGATGCAAGTCACCTACGGTAAAGGTTTTGAGGTTGCGCCAAACGCCCCAGTAAAGGTGCGTTTTCGTGAGGCTATTCTTACCGTGCAAAATGGAATGCAGAAGCTAATTGACGAAGGTGCTATTGAGTCAAACCTTGACGATTGTGTGTTAAAGCATTACTTTACGCCAAAAGATGAGAAGTACGGCTGCTGCACCTATGCCCGTGAAATGATGATCCCAAAAGGAACATTGATCATTGGAAAGATTCATCGCCACCAGCATTTAAACTTTATTTCCAAGGGCAAGGTCAAGGTTTTTACCGAATTTGGTGAAAAGCACCTTGAAGCCCCATGCACTTTTATCTCTGAAGTTGGGTTAAAGCGTGCGGTTTATGCTGAAGAAGACACCCTGTGGACTACGGTTCACTTGACAGAATTCGACAAAGAGGTTGAATTGGATAAAATAGAGACAGAAGTCATTGCCCCGTCTTATGACGATATGGGTTTAATCGCATCAACTGCTGCATCGCAGTTACAAGGAGAAGTATTATGACATGGGGCGTTGTAGCATCAATCGGTGGAAATTTATTTAGCGCATCTCAAAACCGTGAGGCAGCATCACGCGCCTCTGACAAAGCGACTCAGGCCAATGAACGGGCGCAGATGTTTGAGCAGCAGATGTTCGATCAGCAAAAGGCACTGACTGCTCCTTACCGTGAAGGTGGCGCTACTGCTCAAAACCGATTGATGGAACTCTTGGGTATTGGTGGCAATACTGGGTCTGCTGGATACGGTAAATACGCCCAAGACTTTGGGATGTCTGACTTTGTAACTGATCCGGGTTATCTTTTTAGGTTAACTGAAGGTCAAAAAGCTATTGACCGCAGTGCTGCTGCCCGTGGTGGTACGCAATCTGGAGCAGCACTTAAAGCAGCTACTCGGTATGGTCAAGACATGGGTTCACAAGAGTACGGTAGAGCATATGACCGCTACCAAACCAATCGAAGCAATCAACTTGCACCTCTTGGCAGCATAGCCACTATGGGTGCAAATGCTGCCACCAACAGTGCAACCGCAGCGGGTGACTATGGTAGAAGTGGTGGCAGGTTAATGTCCGACAGTGGTACAACCCAAGGCAATGCGCTTTTGGCAGCACAACGTGCCAACAACTCGGCCTATGGTGATATTGCAAAAAGTTTTGGCAGCATGGATTTAGATAAATTTAATCTTAATACTGCGCCTTGGATTAACTTCTGATAGTGTCTGGTAAATCCAGATAAAGGAACATCATGGCACTTAATTTTGACCTTCTTCAGCCTGCAAACATTGGGGCAAATTTCATGGCTGGGCGAAAAGAAGCACAGGACATGGAAACAGGCAGATTGCAACAGCAAGAAGCCAGAATGAAACTAGACGATTTTCAGCGGAAGCAGGCTGGGTTGGATAAGTTTTTAGCCGCAGCTAAACAGCGTGGGCGAGATGGCGATCCCGTAGATGTTGCAAATGACTATTACGAATGGGCAGTTTCTCAACGTAACCCTGAACTCATAACTCAGGCTATGACTTTGGCTCAAACAGCAGCGCAGCGCAAGAAATTTAACGCAATGCAGAACCCCAACCAATTGGCTGGCGTTGCACGGCCTGTTGCGCCTGCTGGCGAACTTGGCAGTGGCACATTTGATCCTAATGCTCCTGCACCTACCAATGCCCTTGCTCCTATGGCAGCGCCATCGGTAATGACACCTAGCAATGCCCTTGCCCCTAAAGCAGCAGCACCCGCTGCACCAGCAAAAACAAATAGAGTTGCTGAAATTGAAAAAAGACTTTCTTTTTTAAATGAGTTCCGCGATCTTCCAGACGCAAAAGATGAAGCAACAAGGCTTGTGAAGGAATACGAGCGTTTGACCACACCTGTGACGGTTGCTTCTGGCAGTTCCATTTACAACCCACAAACAGGAACTTTTACGCAAGCGCCTGAACGTGTAGATACTGATTTAATTCGGAATTACAACGCAGCTAAGAACCAAGGATTTGTTGGTAGTATTCTTGATTACCAGCAAAGAATTGCAGCGGCTGGTCGCGCACCCGCACAGCCCCGCGCAGAATCACCGTTAGTCGCTATTGTTGGGCCGGACGGCAACCCAATTCTTGTTAGCCGCGAAGAAGCAAAGGGTAAAACGCCAGCAAATACGGCTGAAAAGCCAATGACGCAAGCACAAAGAGTTAAATACACTAAAGATAAAGTATCTGACAAGAATGTAGTAACTGGCGCTTTTGCGGTAACGGGTGAGTTAGAAAAATTAACCGATGAATTGGTTGGAAACCCGGATAAAAAGATTGCGCCCGCGCCCGGATTAAGTAGTATTACAGGTTTCAGCGCATTGACTAATCCGTTAGCTCTACCATCTGGTGATGCAAGAAAAGCGTTGCAAAAACTAGAGACTTTCAAAGGCAAAATTATGGCGTTGGGCCGTCAGCTTGCGTCGCAAGAGGGCAAACTTGGCAACATGGCGGTGCAAGAATGGAAATTTGTTAGCGATGCTGTGCAGAAAATTGACCCGGCGGCGGGCAACTTGGACGAGCAAATGCGCGATGTGGTAAGGCAAGCAAGAGAATACGCCCAACGCCAGCAATCCAAGTACGACGATACTTATGCAGATGATTTAACTACGCAGGGGGGCAAAACTGCACCTGCACCCGCCGCTGCATCAAATGTTGTTGTGACACCTGACGGTCAATCGCATACTTTCCCAACACCCGCTGCCGCCGCGCAGTTTAAGAAAGCAGCAGGTATTAAATAATGGACTACGCAGCACTCGCCAAACAATATGGAGGAAGTACTGCTGCTCCGGCAGTAGACTATGCTGCGCTTGCTAAACAATTTGGTGGAATGACTGGGGTTGAAAGTGGTATTCCCGCTGGTCGTCAAGATGTAGATCAATTTGGTATTCCCGGTAAAGTGCGTCCTGCTGAACCAGACGCACCTCGTTCCTTGTTCCAACGTGCAATGGGAAATATCGAGACAATTCCAGCACTTGCATCAGGTGCTGTTTCTGGTTTAGTTACACCTATTGCCCAGCTTGGGTATGAACTGACTCAAGGTCAAGCGTTTACCCCACAGGGTAAAGCTGCTGCTGCACAGTTTGGACAACAGGTTCAAAGTCAGTTTTATCAGCCCCGCACACCAGAAGCGCAGCGCAACGTACAAGCTATTGGTGAAGCAGTTATTCCGTTGGCTGGGTTACGCATTGGTGGCCCAACAAATGCGCTGGCCCCAGCTACTCGCGCCATTCGTGATGTTGCGCGTTCCGAAGGGTCTTTAATTTCGGGCAGTGTTAATCAAATGGCAGCAAAACGTGCAGGGCAAACACAAAATACTCTTGCTGCTCAATCCTATGCTCGTGCGCCTGTTATTGATGCAGCACAAGCCGCCAATCGAACTGGGCTAGTTGTTAACCCAGCAATTACAAATCCAACCGTGGCAAATAAAGCAAAGGGGTTAGTTGTTGGCCCTGCTTTTGAAGATGCTGCTGTAAAAGTCAATGCGGCTAAAACCACTTCACTTGTTCGCAAAGATTTGGGCTTGTCTTCCACAGACCCACTAAACGCTACCGCTGTTGAAAAAGCATTAGACACAGCAGGTAAGCCATACGATGTGGTGCGTAAGATGCCATCATTAACCCCCGACAAGGGAATTATTGATTCTATGGAATCATTAAAAGTTCCCACATTGATCGGTGATGAGGGTTCTGCCATAAAGGTTAACGGTCTTATTGATAAGGCCATTGAATCCGTTAATGAGGGACGGTCTGGTGAATTGATAATCCAAGACATTCGGCAATTGCGTAAACAAGCCCAAAATGTTTATAAGGCCCGTGATGCTGGTAGCAACCCCTCCGCTGCCGATGTTGCAGCGGCAGACGCTCGTATGGGTATCGCAAACTCGCTTGAGTCTTTGATTGACGCAAATGCACCCAACCCTAAAGTGCTTGCCGACATTAAAGCGGCCCGTGTTCGCATGGCTCAAATTTATGACCATGACCGAGCAATTAACTACGCCAATGAGACAATTGACCCACAAGCATACGCTAAGATGCTAAACGAGCGTAAGGGAAATATGTCAGGTGTGGGTGCAGACATCGGCAAAGTAGCTGCCACATTTCCCGAAGTAATGAGTACACAAAGCCCTACGGCTCAAGTAATGCCAGCCGTCAAACGATCTGGATTAGGTGCAGCGGGAGGTGCGTTAATCGGTGGTGCTGTTGGTGGTTACCCCGGTGCTATTGCTGGTGCAACTATGGGTGGTACTTTGGGATGGGCAGGTACACAAGGTTTAGCTAAAGGAATGACAAAAGCAGAATATCAAGCAGCGCGGGCTGTTCCTAAAGATTACCGGAATAAACTAGCCCCTGCGAGTAGTAAAACCAACGCATTAGCAAAATAATCAAGGACTAATCTCATGGCATCACTTACCCCTACACCAAAGCAGCAGATTTACGGCAGCGATGGCAACCCGTTAGTCGGTGGCAAGATTTACACTTACGCTGCTGGCACAACAACTCCATTGGCAACCTACACGGATGCTGGTGCTGGTACAGCCAACACCAACCCGATCATATTGAATTCGCTGGGTCAGGCTAACATCTGGCTAACTACATCATCCTCGTACAAGTTCAGCGTGTTTACATCTGCCGATGTGCTGCTCTATACCGTGGACAACATTGCCACACCGATTGACTATATTTCCCTAGTCACTTCGCTTGCATCACCCCCACCTATCGGTAGCACTGCGCCTAACACTGGCGCATTTACTACCTTGGCTGCGACTACTGGCACAATCACTACGGTTAACTCCACCACGGTCACTGCGACTACGGTAGTTCCAACCACTCTGACATTCTCTGGCGGTGGGTCAATGACCAAGCCACCAGAACCGGGCATCCAGCCAATCACTGCAAGTATTGCCGCTAGTGCGTTAACAGTAACATTGAACCCAACAACCTTGGACTTTCGGTCTGCTACTTTGACTAGCGGCACTGTGGTGTCCCGATTGGTTTCATCGGCTATATCTGTGGTTGTTTCGTCAGGGTCAACCCTTGGCACTGTCTCAGCAGTACAGAGTCGAATTGTTGTATTGGCACTTGACAATGCTGGCACAGTAGAACTAGCGGTTGTTAATATTGCTGGTGGCACTAACTTAACAGAGACAGGGTTAATCAGCACCACAGCAGAGGGTGGGGCTGGTGCTGCCGATAGCGCATCGACTGTCTATTCAACCACTGCTCGTACAAACGTGGCCTACCGTGTCGTGGGGTATGTAGAAAGCACACAAACTACCGCAGGCACTTGGGCTACTGCGCCTAGCACCATCCAAGGCTACGGTGGTCAGGCTTTGGCATCCATGAGCAGCTTGGGATATGGGCAGACTTGGCAGACGGTTACAAGAGTTTCTGGCACTACTTACTACAACACTACAGGCAAACCAATTAAAATATCTGTAATTGGCACGTCAAATACAGTCAGTGCGCAGGGTTCATCTTGTTCCCTGACTATAAACGGTGTAACCATACAAAATAATGTCCTTTACCAAGAAGGCTCAACGTATACAGTCGGTGTTAACGATATTATCCCTCCCGCAGCCTCTTATTCATTCACTCTGTCGTTCCCTATTGGCGGCGCACTGACATCAGTATTTGAACTTCGTTAAGGAAAAATCATGTACTACAAAGCCCCCAACAATTCCCTGCACGTCCTTGATTCTGCCGATTACGAACACTTGCTACCCACTGGTTCTGTTCAGATTACAGACGAGGAAGCTGCCACTATTCGTGCTGCTAGTGCGCCAGTATTGACTTACGCCCAGAAGCGTGCGCCTTTATACCCACCAATAACTGATTACCTTGATGGTATTGCCAAGGGCGATACGGCGCAGGTGAACACCTATATTGCTGCGTGCCTAGCAGTCAAAGCAAAGTATCCTAAGGCGTGACATGGATTACCAAGTATTTTTTAATGCGGCCCTTGGACTCGCAGCGTTTCTTGGCGGGTGGACACTGAACAGCATCACCAAGGCCATCGAGCGCCTCGATGCCGATGTTCGGAATATGCCCCATGCCTATGTGTCCAAGGACGACTACAAGGATGAGTTGCGTAGCGTTAAAGAAATGCTTGGTAAGATTTTTGACCAACTTAATGCCAAAGCGGATAAGTGATTGATGCACTCGCCTCTGCTCAGATTCAATGGCCCAACACCGAGACAAGAATCGTGTTGGTATGCCGTGCCGTGCTGCCGAGCGAGAAGTATGGGGCTAATGAGTTCCTAGACAAAGACGGGAGGGTGTGCCGCTGGGTTCTGGAGGTCAAGAATGTTGGACCCAATTAGCGCGTTTGCCATAGCACAGGGTGCTATCAAGGGCATCCAAGCTGCCATCAAGATGGGCAAGGATGTCCAAGGCATCACGCATGACGTGATGAAGTTCTTTGATGCCAAGGACAAAGTAGCCAAGGAAGCTGTTAAAGACCCAAAGAAGAAGTATTCCTCAGATACCAGTCAGGCTATGAGTACCGTCATGCAACTGCATGAGTTGAATCGGGCTGAAGAAGAATTAAAGTGGCACTTTATCAACCAAGGTCAAAGTGCCTTGTGGACGCAGATCGTATTGGAGCGCAACAGCATAGTGCAGCGCAGGCGGACGCAGGAGATACTGGATGCTAAAGCGGCTAAGAACAGGAAGGCAGAGATAGATGAGGCCATCACAATGGCGCTTTGTGTTTTAGTGGCTGCTGCCATATTTTTCTTGGTGGCGTGGGGTGTAATTGCAATGAAAGGGAAGCTATGAGCGAAGGAACGTTAAACGCTAATTCAACCCTTGACAAAGTTCTGGGGTATGTAGATTCGCCATTTAAACTTGCTGCCATCCTTATCATGGGCGTAGTTGCTTTTGCTGGTTATTTTGTGTACACAAACCAAGACTTGCTGATTGGGGCTTACAAAGAATCCAAAAAGATACCCAGCATTGCCGAGGATAGGGTGGAGGATGCTTCTGCCCACCTGTTTAAGACCACCAACGCCACTATTGTTGCAGTGTTTAAAGTCAACCCCATGTTTGGGACTCGTGTGCTGTACCGAGCCTACGCCAAGGACGGTCGAGACAAAACCAATGACGGGCTGGATGTGGGGCTATTTACAAACAACGCAGCAAACAATGCCGACGTTGTGAAGCTGATGGCAAACGAAATTCCTTGCGGGGAGTACCGCACGGCGCAGTCTGAAATGGGTATTTGGTACATTAACAAGGGTGTTACCTATACTTGCAGAATCAGTGTTCCACCAGAGCCGGGGCGGTTTGTGGGGCAGATAACCGTGGGATGGGAAACCGAACCCGAAAACTTAGAATCAGCACGAACCATGCTGAGTATTGCTGCAACTATGCTTTCAAGGAGTAAACAATAATGTTTGACATTTCAGGACTGCTGCAAGTAGGCGGCAAAATCATCGATAAGTTAATTCCCGACCCCGAGGCCAAGGCACGGGCGCAGCTTGAACTTGCTACGCTTGCTCAAAACGGCAAACTGGCTGAAATGGCAAACGAGGCAGAACTTTTTAAAGCCGAGCAGCAAAACACCACAGACCGCTGGACTGCGGATATGTCCTCGGATTCATGGCTGTCTAAAAATGTGCGCCCAATGACCTTGGTGTATATCCTGACCGCTTACCTCACACTGGCTATTCTGGACGGCTTCGGCTTTAAGATTTCCGAGTCTTACGTTACGCTGCTTGGGCAGTGGGGGATGCTCGTAATGGGTGCGTACTTTGGCGGCAGAACGCTTGAAAAATTAGCCGACATGAAAGGTAAAAAATGAGCCATCTAAGTAAACACTTTACCCTTGACGAACTGACCGTCACCGACCACCGCGAGTTTGACAACAGCCCGACACAGGAAGAAATCAGCAACCTGCAACGCTTGGCGCAACTGCTGGAACAGGTCAAAGAAACCCTTGGTGGCAAGCCTGTAATGATTAACAGCGCATTTCGGTGCAAGCAGGTCAATGACGCTGTGGGCAGCAAAGACACCAGCCAGCATCGTCACGGTTGCGCTGCCGACTTCCGTGTACCCGGCGTTACCCCCGATGAGGTAGTTCGTGCAGTCATTGCTGCTGGTTTACCGTTCGATCAGATCATCCGTGAGTTTGACCGCTGGACACACATCAGCATTCCAAATGTGGATGGCGCAGAACCCCGTGGGTCAGCGTTGATTATTGACCGCAGCGGCACTAGACAGTTTGCGTAACTCGCACATAGCATCCTTAAAGTCACCCTGTAACTGCTCAATAGTTTCTTGCTGCTGCTGCATCTTGCGGTAGGCATCAATGGAGAACTTGGCAAGGTTCTCGTGTGACCATGCCGCAAAGTTAGGTAAGTCGCTCATCCTGCTTCCTTTAAGTATTCGATTAGTTTATTCTGGGCTTGCTGTATAGCCTTGGTCTTACTGTTAAATCGTTGACCCATGCGCTTGGCAAAAGTCTTGTCATCGTAATATGCTTTAGCAAATGTTTTTGCCAATTCAACAATTTCCTTTTGTTCTTTTTCAGTGAGCATGAACTTCCTTCATCTCTCGGTATTGCTTCACGGAATTGCGTAACCCCTGCTGGGTGGTGGCCTTCTCATCCAGTGCCAATGCTTGCGCTTGATCTAGTGTGTCTTGGCACATGATGCGATGGCAGATCACAGGCACACCCTGACCTTGGCGGCGCACACGGGCGTTCATCTGCTCGTACAGGTCAAGACTCCAGTTAAGCCCGAACCATACAAGGATGTGACCGTTCTTTTGTAGGCCGTCAATCCCGTGACCCATGCTTGCAGGGTGTCCGATCATTAAGGCACAATCGTTTGTTTTCCAGCGGTGCATGGCGTTAAGCAATGCCGATTCGCTTTTGCAGTCGGTCAAATTAATTGGATCAAGGTGTTTAAACTTCTCCATGATCCTAGCAGCATCAGACCGATAGGCGTAGCTGCACAGCACTGGCGACCCTTGGGCTTCGTCAATGATCTCCTCAAGCGCATCGAGTTTTAAGTCGTGTATCGGTTCCCACAGGGGCATCCCAGCCACAGGGTACATGGCCCCGTTGCTAAACTGAAGACACTTGTTAGTCAGGGATGCTTGGTTAAACATCTCCACCTCTTTGCCACTGTCAAGCTGTAAGAAGAACTCACGCTCCATCTTGTCGTACTTAACACGCAGATCATCGGGCATTTCGATCTCTATGTTGTTCACGATCAAGTCCGGCAGTGGGTTGTAGTCCTCGGCACTCATCTCCAAGGTGATGTCACCGATTAACTTTTTGATTGTGTCCTCGGTGTCCTCGTATGCCACTTCTTTGTATGGCCCGACCTTGCGGTAAAACCGTGTCCTAAACGCTGTCTTGGACACACCCAAACGCTGACCCTTGTCCACCACCAAGAACTGACCATGCAGGTCTTTGTAGCCATTGGATGCTGGTGTACCCGTAAGGCCAGTAGTCCAGTCGAACTTGTCCAAAATCTTCTTGACTGCCTTGACTCTGTTGGTTGCCGAGTTTTTGCACTTGCTGATCTCGTCCCACACGACACCGTTGAACGGCAGCGGCTTGTCCTTCTTAACAAAGTAGGTCTGTAAAGTCTCTGCAAGCCAGCCAAGGTTCTCGTAATTGATAAGGTAGATGTCAGCAGGGCGCAGTAAGGCACGGGTGCGCTGATCCCGTGTGCCAGTGACCATGCTGAACTTGAGGTGCTGGGTGTGCTGCCACTTAGCGGCCTCTTGTCGCCATACCAGCCGGATGACTCGGATAGGCGCAACGATGACTACACCGCGCAGGTACTGGGTGCGGATCAAGTGCGCCAGTGATGTCAGGGTAATGATGGTCTTGCCCAAACCCATGTCCAGCCACAGCATCGAATTGGGGCGTGAGCATTGGTGGTTTACGGCCTTCTGTTGGTAGCCGTGAAGCAAGTCTGCTGTCAGCATATATGCTCCATATAGTCCACCATCTCTTTACCACCAGCCACGTTGTCAATCACAGACACTCTAACTTTTTGGTTTCTGAGCCGGGTGTGTTCCCGAGCCTGCGCCACGGTTTCTTTTTTCCCCTCAC